AAAATACAGAAGTTGTAGACGCCCCAGCAGCAGATGAAGTTGTTGTAGCACCAGCAGCGGAGGAAGTAGTTGAGGCAGCGGAAGTTGCTGCAGATGCTCCAGTTGTCGAGGAAGAAGCTATCGAAAAAGCAGCAGATATCCAAGAAGTCGCCGTTGAAGAGTTAGATTTCGCAAAGAAACTTGATGAACTCAAGTCGTTCTTCGCAGACAACTTTGCAAAAAATGCATCTGAGAATGCAACAGGTCTAGAGTCAGTACGTAGCAACGTTGAGGAACTTGTTAAAAGTGCAGAAGCTAAGATCGAAGATCTTGCAAAGAAATATGATGAAATTTCTGGCATCGTAAAGGGCATGACAGATTCCCTTGAAACAACAGAAAAAAGAATTGATTCGGTTGAAACTTCAACCGCTATCAAAAAGTCAGCAGACCTTGGCGGGTCTAATGATGAACCAATTAAGAAAAGCAAGTGGAACGGCACTTTCCTCGGTGTTCGTGAAATTCTCTAAAGACAAGGCAGGTGAAAAACAATGAGTAATGAACTATTAGAAAAAGCAGTAGTTACATCGCAAACTGGAGCAGGTGCTCTTGGTGTATCAGGTGATGATGCAGCACGTGGTGGCCTTCTAAAGCCAGATCAAGCAAATCGTTTTATCGATTACATGTTTGATGCAACAGTTGTAACAAAGTTTGCCAGAACCATTCGCATGCGTTCTGACATCCAAGAAATTGACAAGATCGGTGTAGGCGAAAGAATCCTTAAGGTTGCTACTGAAGCATCTGATACAGGAGCAACACAATCAGTTGTGTTCGCTAAAATCTCTCTTGCAACAAAGAAGCTTCGCTTAGACTGGGAGCTTTCATCAGAATCTTTGGAAGACGGCATTGAGGGACAAGACCTAGAAGACCATATCGCAAGAATGATGGCTACACAGGTTGGTAACGACGTTGAGGATCTTATCCTTAATGGAGTTGGCTCAGGTTCCGATACACTTCTAAAAGCATTCAAGGGTGTAACAACCATTGCAAAAGAAAAAGCACATGTTGTAGATGCAGCAGGTGCAACAATTACTAAGGGTATCTTTAATGATGCTCTTAAGAAAATGCCACGCCGCTACAAGCAGCGTCGCAACCAACTTCGTTTCCTCACAGGAAGCAACTTGGTACAGGACTATTTATATAGCCTAACATCAATTCCAGGATCACCTGAAGATATTGCATCTTCAATCGTTCGTGGAGATGTTGCAGCCAATAATGGTGCTCCAGGTGGAGTTATTCCTTACGCATACGGTATCCCAGTACTAGAAGTCCCACTTCTAGATGAGAACCAGACAGGAACATACTCATCACCAACAGGTGCACACGGTGACGTACATCTCACATTCCCAGACAACGTTCTTGTTGGCGTGAAGCGTGATATCACAGTACACCGTGAGTTCAGGCCAAAGAAGGACACAACAGAGTACACACTATTCCTTCGTGTTGGTACAGCAGTTGAAAACCCAGATGCATTCGTTGTCGTTAAAAACGTCAAGATTGCAGCAGGTTACGACACACGCAGCTTTGCTGCTAACACTGGTGGAGATTCGTACACAAATCTTCCAACAGCCCGTCCATAATCAGGACACACTAAATGTGAGAAGGGTCCCCGCTTACGGGGATCCTTTTCCTTTATAGTCGTTAAAATGCTATAATTAAATAAAAGAAATGGAGAAATAAATGTCGCTAGAGACAATGAAGTTAGCTGAGCTAAAGAAGATTGCAGAGGAATTTGCTGTAGATCTAGAAGGAGCTAAAACAAAGCCACAAGTATTAGCAGCTTTATATGAAGAGGGAGTAACTTCAGATCTAATAACTAATCTACAAAAAGTAGAAAAAGAAGTGCCGCCTCCAGCACCAGTATTTGAAAATGCGGAAGAATTTAATAAAGATGATGGAGCAGCATTAGTAAAGATGGAAAGAGAAAACAAAAGTTATGAAACTTTTGGATATAGTTTTAGCCAGGAACACCCATTTGTTTCAATGACTATGGATAAGGCTATGGAGATTTTTGACACGCAAGAAGGTTTTCGTTTAGCAACACCTAGAGAAGTTAACGAATACTACTCATAAGGAGAAATAAATGGCAGAGATACATGCTGGAACTAATGGTCCTATAAACTTTAAGACCTACTATAATGGTATAGCCAGAGATCCAGATTCTGGGCCAGTAGTAACAATTTACTATGAAGATCAAACTAGCGGAACAGTACTAACTGCCAATAATACAGATGTAGATGAAGGAAGCTATTTCTCCTTTGTACCACTTGCTGCTACAAATAACTATAAGTATTTTTATATAAAGATTGATTATACCATATCTGGAACGGAATTTTCTGATAAGAAGCATTACCTAGTAACAAGACCATATGCCACGGTAGCAGATATTGTTGATTATTCTGGATATGGGGTAGACACGGTAGACTCAAACTACAAGACATATGATCAAATTATGGCAGCGGAAAGATATGCAAGATTTAAAATCAATGCCTTTACAGGACAAAAGTTTGAGTATGTAAGAAAGCAGGTCTCAGTCCTTGGAGACGGAGTAGATATCCTATTGCTTCCAGAAAGAATAGAATCTATATTAAAAGTTTATAAAAATGATGTTTTGATATATAACTCTGCCTCGCAAGACAATCAGGTATTGTTAAGTCCTACAGAAACAAATTATGCAATTGCTTTTGATAAAGGTTCAGGGTTAGAAGTATTTGAGTCTTACCCATATGTAGCAGATAGACCATCGGCAGGGTATTTTAATAATGGATCTAAATATACTGTAGAGGGAGTATTTGGATATAAGAATGTACCAATTGAAATCTATGATTGCACTATAAGACTTGCCAATGACTACTTCCATCAGGACACTACTTGGAGAGAGAAGTATGTTAAATCTATGCAGACTGGAGATTGGAGTGTAGATATATCACCTGCAGCATATACTGGTACTGGCAATTCAGCTGTAGATAGAATGCTTGAGCCATTTATTTCAAATCGTATGGTGGTTATTTAATGTCAATCGGCCTAATAGAATCTACCTTTTACATGAAGATGGATATCTATGATGTTATCATTTCTCAAGATGAGAACACTGGTGCCCTAGTAAAGCAATGGGGATATAAGACTACGGAACAATGCCTAGTCAGAGGATATGTTTCTCAAACTGGAAGAACAGGCGGTAGTTCTGAAAAGATTGGCGAGAGATATGAGAACTTAGAAAGAATAATCATAGAGACGTCTTTTAAGCCTAGTAAGACTCAAAGAGTAACAAATATTAGAAATGCTAAAAATGAAGTAATCTGGTTTGAACTTATCAATAATAATTACGATACTCCTACTATTTTTGATGTAATGGGAGTTACTCCAATAGTAGATCCATTTGGTTATATTTTATCTTATAATATAAGTGCCAAAAGATCAGAGGTACAAAACCTTGAATACTAATATAATATCTCAAATTGCATCAGCAGAAAGAGTCATGTCTGCTGGAAAGTCTAATGGTTTAATTAAAGATAATGGTTCTATAGCAAAGATAGCAGCTGCATTATATTATGAAGCAGCATCATTAGACTATCTAGTTAATTCATCATTAACTCAGAAAGCAGTAAAGACACAGATATTTAACAGTATAAATAAAAATTTTGGATTCTATGTTGATGCACAGGCTAGAAGCTATACTGAAAGATTACACCATGTATATGAGTGGAGTAAGCCTGGAAACCCCTCAGCAAGGCTGTGGAAGCTTGATATGGGCAACTACAGAGGTTATGACATGACAATAGGATATTCTTTTAAGCAATCAAGATCGACTGTTCCAAGTACTACATCTTTAAAAAAATATGTATTTAAAGAAAAAGCAAGAATCATGGAATATAGAATCCCAGTGACTATAAAGCCTAAAGCGGCATCAGTAAGACTAGCTTTTGAGGGAAGAGATGGCAAACTTGTAGTGCTTCCAAAAGGCATGATCGTGCGTGTTGCAAATCCTGGCGGAAACAAAGTATTCTCAGGGTTTGGCAAAACATATGAAAGATTTATGAAGGGAGCAATGGTTGCTTCATCTATTGATGATTCTGGAGTAAAGCCAAGAGTTACAAAAGCTACAAGATCTGCTACCAAGATACCAGCATCAATTTCAAGTAGAATTTCTATAGGAAAGATATCTCCACAAGCAGTAAGATCTTTAGCTAAATCAAGTGCTACTAGAGAGGCGGCGAGAATATAATGGCAGACTATGGACTAAGTGCGGCAGGAGCAATAAGAGACTTTCTTTGGAGTAAGCTAATCACAACTCCTTCAAATGTTAAAACAAATAAGATGATGTTTGAGCCAACAGACTATCAAATTGATCTTTTAAGCGGAACAGAATTTACCATGATTCCTATTATTCCATCACAGCAGGACGCCTTGCTTGATGGAGCCTTAGCTGACAGAAATCATATAATCTATGATTATGTGGCGGATGGGTATGAAGATAACTGGTTAATATGTAGAGACTCAATGATGTTTACAGTATACTCTAAATCATATGCTGAAATTGCTGAGATCCAGAATCTGATGCTAGACCTATTCAGAAGAATGGATGACACCGCTACAGATATCAATGCTTATATTGGCAATAATTCACCATTTATCTTCTTCTCAGTCTCACTCATAGACCTATTGTCCCCAGAGCCAGAACGTGAGAAAGTAGGATGGCAAGCAGGACAAATAGTCATTAAGTATAAGTACGGTAGACAGGTATCTCCTACTACTGGAAGGTTTGCCTAGGCCTTGCTTTTTAATATGTTTAGCTGTATTATTTAACTATCGAGGAATTGCAGCCTAGCCAACTGAACGTTTTAATTGGTAAGATTTTTTAGTAATAACTATATCCACAAAAAAAAGATGGAGGTGGAAACAAATGGCAAACGTCAATAATATTATCGTTGGTGCAGCTCAAACTTGGATTTCCAAGAAAGATTCAACACAGGTAGCAGTATGGCCAACATATGCAATACCAACTTTCGTATCTGCACAAACTGCAGTTACACCAATGAATGCGGCAACAGGCGCAGATGGTTGGAGAAACGTTGGCTTTACATCAGAAGGAATTGAAGTAATGTACTCACCAGATTATGGTGATATTCAGGTAGATCAGCTACTAGACACAGCTAAACTTTTTAAGCAAGCACAGACAGTTTCAATCAATACAACTCTTACTGAAGCAACACTAGAAAACTTGATTTTCTCTTTTGCACAGGAAGCAGCAACAGCAAATATCGCTACAGGCGCAGCAGCAGACACACAGTATGCAAAAGGCACTGGCGGAGAGTCACTAGGAATTGCAGCTGGAGCACTTGGCGGAGAGCCAGTAGAAAGAGCACTAGTGTTTGTTGGTAACGCACCACGCTCGGCAGCAGGAGTAAAGAGAGAGCGTGTATATCATGCACGTCGTGTATTGAACGTAGAAGCTTCTTCACACTCATACCGTCGTAATGAAGCAACCGTATTCCCAGTATCATTCAGATTGCTTCCAGATCCAGCCTTTTCAGGTGCTGAGTACGGAATGATCGTTGATAGAAATATCGCAGGCGCTTAATAATTAAGTTTATTTAGTCTCAACAAAAAACCCCTGAGTGATCAGGGGTTTTTTGTTGCTTTATTTCCTAGTCTTTGGTAAAATTATGTAGAGACTATCTAACAGAATGGGAGGCGTACTTTGGCTACCAAGGTATATGAAACGTACGAAATCGAGTTACAGAATGGAACGGTGGTAACACTTAGACCATTACCAATTGCACTATTGAGAGAGTTCATGTCATACATGGGTAAACTTGATGGTAGTTTAAATGAAGATGAATCAATAAACATATTGTTATCTGCTGCGGCAATTGGATTAAAAACGTCAGCTCCTGAACTAGCTGCTAACATGGGTGAACTAGAGAATGCTCTAGACATGCCAACAATTATGAAAATTGTTGAAGTGTGTGGAGGTATCAAGATGGACGACCCAAACCTCTTGGCGGCAGCTCTACTAGCTGGTCAGAACTAGATTTAGTTGCCGTAGAATCAGAGGCCTTTTTATTAGGTCTCTGGAAGAATTACCAAGACCTGGAGGAGTCAATATCAATGCCTGAGCTATTAGCAATCCTTGAAGCATCAAGAAAGAATAAAAATGATGAACGAAAATTTGCTGCCGCTTTACAAGGTGTTAAGATTGACGATCCTGAAACAACAAGATCCTTTGACGATATTAAAAGACGTGCAATGGGATGGGATGAAGAATCAAATGATGTGGCTTCGATTAGAGGACCGCTTGCAGAACAGGAAGGTTTTGGCGTTGGCCAGGGCTTAGGCTATAGAGTAGAGTAACTATGGCTGATATTTTAAATGTAAAGTTCACCGCCAATGCTGATTTTGGACAGTTAATCTCTGAAGCCAATAGAGCAATGGCGGTGCTTTCCAAATTTAGAAATACAGCACTTACTCAAAATGTAGGATTACAGAAAAAAGATTTTGATGTTGCAACAGGAGAGTTTAGAAAAGCTGTAACTGCAGCTGGATATTATAACTCATCAATTATTGATGTTACATCTTCAACTCAAAAATTTGGTACAGCGCTTTCAGGACAGAGGCTTAAGCTAAAAGATTACTACGGCGCTTGGTCAGAATATAGTAAAGGCGCACAAGGACAAATAAGAAAGCTTGCTCAAGAGCAAGTTAGAATGAGTTCTTCCATTGTAAAGTCTCTTGGAAGAGACATGTCTGGATCTCAAAAGGCTGTGGTTATTACTCCTAGTGGAATTGATGCAGTTGCTAATGCTTCTAAGATTGCTTCACAAGAGTTGTCTGTTTATCATAAAGTATTAAGAGATGGCTCTACATCTTTAATTAACTGGGGTAAAAATACTCAGTGGGCTGGTCGTCAACTATCTGTCGGTCTTACACTCCCACTAGCAATATTTGGAAAAACTGCATCTGAAGCATTTAGAGCAGCAGACATGGAGTTGACTAGACTAGGTAAAGTCTATGGCGGAATTAGTGGAATAAGCGCAGAGTCATTAACTAAAGTAAAAAAAGATGTTTCTGAATTGGCTAAAACATTATCTTCTACTTATGGATCATCATTTAAAGAAACTTTAGCGCTATCTGCGGATATTGCTGCAACTGGTAAAGAAGGTGCAGACCTATTAGGATCAATTGCTGAAACTACCAGACTAGCCACACTTGGTGATGTTGATAGACAAGATGCAATGAAAGCAACATTAGCCTTGCAGGCTGCATTTAGCATGAATACTAAAGAGCTTGCAAACTCAATTAACTTTCTTAACGCAGTTGAAAACCAAACTTCAACTACACTTGATGACTTAGTTACTGCAATTCCTAAAGCTGGTCCAGTTATTAAAGGACTAGGCGGAAGCATAGAAGATTTAGCGCTACTTCTAACAGCAATGCGAGAAGGTGGAATTAATGCATCAGAAGGTGCTAACGCATTAAAGTCAGGACTTGCATCATTGATTAACCCAACCAAAGTATCAAGAACAATGCTTGAAGGTTTTGGTATATCTATTGATGACATAGTAAATGGAAATACTGGTGATATTGTTGGAATGATCACTGATTTAAAAACTGCTTTAGATACGCTAGACCCATTACAAAAACAGAAGGCAATTGAACAGCTTTTTGGTAAGTATCAGTTTGCAAGAATAAATGCATTAATTGAAAACTTAGGTAAAGAAGGAAGCCAGACTTTACAGGTGCTTGATCTAATGAAAGCATCTACTGAAGATTTAGCAGCAGTTGCAGATCGAGAATTAAAACAACTAACTGAATCTGCATCTGGAAGATATAAGAGAGCCCTAGAAACATTTAAGGCTGCAATATCAGAAGTTGGAAAGCCATTCTTAAATATAATGGGAAAAGTTTTAGAAGTTGGCGCTAAAGTTCTTGGAATATTTGGCAAACTCCCAGCTCCACTAAAAGCATTTGCAACTGGAATGTTAGTAATAACAGCACTTGCTGGACCACTTATCATGCTTACAGGCTTAATGGCTAACTTCTTTGGATATATTATTAAAGGTGTTGCGGCATTAAAACAATTTAGAAGTGGTGCATCTGCATTTACTTTAGTAACAACAGAAACAATTGCAGCAGACCAAGTAGCAGATTCCTATACACAAAGCCTATACAATCAAAAAGGTGCGGCGCTTGTTCTTAGAACTGAGCTTGAAAAACTAGCTCTTGCATACGGAGATATTGCACGTGCAGGTGCAATTGGTGCACCGCCTGCTGGAGTTCCAGTAGCAACAGCACCAGTACAAAAAACAACGGTTACACCAGTAGGTGGTTATGGCTCGGTCGAAACTGTAAATCCTTCAGCAGCAGCAAATGTACAAGCATTCAAAGATACTAAAGCTGGTGCTATACGTAGAGTTGTTTCTGACAACGCTACTGCTTTAGATTTACAAACCGCTGGTATGGATGCTACTCAAAAAAGAAAATTTTTAGAAAGAGAATTATTAAAGCAAGAAGCAGCAAGACAAGCATCAAATTCAGGTGGTGGAAGAAAGATTGGATCGAGTACAGCAGGTACAGCAACAGCAGCTAGTGCTGGAATCTATAGCATAACAGCAGATGTACTTGGACAATCAGTTCCAGGATCTGATATATTAGTTAAAGGTAATATGCGTGGTGGCGGGGATGTATTAAATTTAGCACAATCTGCATCTGGACATGTAAACCCTTTAGGTAAAAGTTTAACTGGAGGTAAAGGCTCTGTAGTAATGGATGCAGCAATCAATAAAGAATTAGGAGCAATGCAAGATCAACAAAAACTTATTACTGATGAAGGATTAAGAACTCAAATAATTGCAAATCAAACAGAAGAATCATTAAGATCTGCAAAAGGTAAGGGTGGACTTCCTACAGTAACTAAAATTGGTGACCAGTTTGGAAAGCTAAGACAAAAATTTAGCAAGCAAGAAATAATGCTTCCCTCAACATTAAAGGGGGCATCACCTACACCAACAAATGCACAATTTCTTGCACTAAGAGATAATCCAGCAGCAGGAGCAATAACACCAGTAGCATCTCAACCAGTTTATACAAGGCCTACAGCGGTAGATAAGTCAAAGCGTAGAAATGCTGAAAAGGTTGCTAGAGATCAAAAAAGAAATGCAAGGGTAGCAGCAAAAACTGGAATGGCTCCAGAAGCTGCTAAAGCATCAAAGTCTATAAGACAGTCTGCTTTATCAGCAGGAGTACTATCAAATAAGATGGGTATGGCAGCAGGCTCTATTGGCCTGGCTTCTTCTATGATGTTATCTTTAAGCGGCAACACAAATCAAGCAGCAATGAAAGCTGCTAATCTAGCAACAGCCATAGGTTTTGGATTGCCAGCAATTGGACAACTCAAAAGGGGAGTCCTAGGAGCTGGAGCTAGCTTAACTAACGCTGGCGGATCTGCAGCTAAATTAGGAAAAATTTTAAAATTTGCAGGTGGACCATGGGGAATGGCATTAATAGCTGGAATAACAGCAGCAGTAATTGCAATTAAATTTTTTCAGAAGAAGCATGCAGAAGCACTAGCAAAAGCTAAAGCAGATATTGATGTATCATCAGATGCACTAGAAGCATTTGGAGGTAGAGCTTTAAATGCATCAAACGCATTCAAGGCATATGTAGATGCTGCCCTCGCCTTAAAAAATAAACTTATAAACGATTCACAGTCCAAGAATCTATTAGGATTACCTACTCAGGAAGAAATTAATGCAGTAAAAGATCAAGTTGAAAAATTATTCAAAGATCAAATTTTAAAAGCAGGCGGACTTAAGGATAAAAAATCTGCAGTAGAATTTGCAAAAAATTTAAAATCTACATTAGTTTCTCAAGGAGTAGCCGCAGCCCAGGCTGATACAATTATTGCATCAATCATGGAGCAAGCAGGAAAACAAGAATTCTCTATCCCAGTACTAATGGAAATACAAGGAATTAAAACTAAATCTCAGGCATTTGATCAACTTAAAGCAGCAGCTCAAAAAACATTTGAAGATGTAAACTCACAAATTCAAAATGGATTTACTGTAGACGAAGGAACAAGTGGAAGGTTTATAGCTCAAATAGATAACTTATCTGCAGCAGCGTTAGGTTCAGTTAAAAACTTTGAGGATATTGCAACATCAATCGATGTTCTTCCAGAAAGCATGAAGAACTTATCATTTGAGCAATTAAATGCTACTACTGCTGGACAATCACTTTTGAGAAAAATGAAAGAAGTAAATGAACCATTGTATTTAGCGCTTAAAAGTTCAGACAGTTTAGCAGGTGCAATAAAAATGGCAGCAGCAAATGCACTTGGATTAGTAAGCGCATTAGAAGGCGTAGCTGCAAGATTTGATATTGCTGGGCAACAAGCGATGAACATGGTAGCAGACGAGGCATATGCAGCTTCTGGAATACAAAAAGCATTTAGCTCACAGATATCAGGTCAAAATGCAATTATTGCAAAAATTAGAGAGCGTGCCAAGGCTGCTCTAGGAGCAAGGGATGCTCAGAGAAAAGCTGAAGAAGCAGCTATTGAAGGAATAAAGGGCGAGATAGATGTTCTAAAAGAAGCTGCTGATGCTAGAAAAGATTTACTTAGAACTGCAAAAGAAGCAGCAGATTTTGAGAGGGATATACAAGCCTCTAAGATGGAGCAACAGCAAGCATTAATGACTGGTAATTTTTCTCAGGCAGCAATAATTGGTTTACAAATTGATAAGAAGATGCAGGATAAATCTATAGACCTTGCAGAAAAAGCCATAGATACAAAACTTGAGGCAGAGGTTAAAAAGCGTGAAGAAGAAATAAAGATGCATGAAGATAGATTAAAAATGATTAAAGATTTATCTGATAAGGAAGCAAAGGCAATTGAAGATAAGGCAGCAAAAGAAGTTGCGGCGCATCAAAAAATTATAGCTAGCATTCAGGAAAAAGCTGGAACTACAGCTGCAAAATTTAAAACTTTATTTACAGAAGTTGCTCAGGGTAATGTATCTAAGATGGCAGAACTTAATAGTTTAATTAAGGGTGTCGGCGAAAATACAGATGCCATATCAAAAGCTGTGCAAGCATCACTAAGTTCAGCAGCAGATTCATTTAGAAAATTCTTTAAAGATGTTGTACAAGGTATCCTTGGAGAAAAATATGTTGTTGGTGAAGATGGAACTATATTTGAAAAGACAAAGGGAGTTAAGGGAAGAACAGTATTAAAAAAGACTAAATCTTCTTTAAGTGATGTATTCTTTAATACACTAGGAAAAAATACTTCTGATGGAATTACTGGTGATTTAGCTAGTTCAGTTTCTATTCCTGGGTATCCAGGTAAAGCTACTATTCAACAAGGTCCTAATGGTAAGTATATTGAATATCTATATGGTGACAATCCCAACCCATATAATATTCCATATACTGATCCAGCTCAAGCAGCAAAAGTAATAGATAGTTATAAAAATAAAACTTATGATGAAAGTAAGTTTCACTTTAGAGCTATGGGTGGACCAGTAAAGAAAAACTATATGATAAAGGGCCAGTATGCAAATGGTGGGCTTACTCAAAAATCAGCATTCCCTTATATTGTTGGAGAAAAAGGTCCAGAGTTAATGATTCCAAATATGAATGGAAATGTGGTACCATCAGATAAGTTATTTAATGCGGTAAGACAAATGAATATGTCTGGTCACGATGGCGGAAATGATTATACTATCAATGTAAGTGTTATGAATTCAGGAGCTAGTGCAGATCAAATAGCATCAGCAATTGAATCTAAAATGAGACTTATGAATCAAAGAGTAGGAGTTTCGAGGAATGCCTAATCATGCCATTTAAAATATCTCTGCCCAAGTCATCTTTAATTGAATTAGAGTCTACCACTGGTGTCTGGAATAAGTTAACAGAGCACAATCGTGGACCTCTAGAAATGAGCACTGAAAGAATTGAAGAGACAAAAAGAATGGCAAACGGAACATTAAGAAAGTACTATGTTGCAGATAAGAAATCATTTTCTGTTTCGTGGGATTTTATACCAGGAGCACAGACCCATCTTGTAGATACAGCATGGTCAGTAAATGACCTTCAAAGTTTCTATAGCTCAGCAGTTGGTAAAGCTTCATTTCAACTTAGAGTAAGAAAAGCGGACGGCACATATGAGGGTCCATATACTGTCATATTCACATCATTTTCACCCACTATATTAAAGCGTGGAGTAGACACTTTTTACAATTTGTCAATAGAAATGCAGGAGGTTTAATTGATAAGCATACCAGCCTTAACAACTATACTTACTGAAAATACTTCTATAAAAGCTATTCCAAAAGTTGTATTTGAATACAATATGAATGAAATGGCTGGTAAGATAGAAGTAACTACTACTTCTATTCAGACAAATGTACTAAAAGAACTATTCCCAGTAAACTCAATAGTACAATCATTTAGACCATCAAAAGCTGGAGTTCAATATGCAATTGTTGGATCTAGTATAACTCTTGGAACTTATAAAACTAAAGTCATACCAGCAACTAGAACCTATATGGTTGATAAAAATATACCATACACATATTTTCTTGCCCAGGGTTCTGCAATAGCAGTAGTTAATTATAAAAATAAAGCAGGCACAACGGCTCAATCTATATTGACAAATAAGATATCGGTTAGAGTAGAAACTGGACATGGATCAAACTTAGTAGCAATTGGAACACTATATTCTGGATCAATCCCAACAACAGGAATTGTAGACATTTGGTATAACGGAACTTCTTGGACCACAACAGAGCCATCAACATATGCACAGCCACAATCCATGTCTACTCTTTCTGTAACTGTCAGCGGCGGAACATTTAATTCTATTATTGAAGTATCACCTAAGTATGTAGTAGATGTAACTAATCGTATATCATCAGTATCTGTAGATAAAGATGACTCTTTAAATGATGATAAATTACCAGTTGGAATGCTTACAGCAAACTCTGCTTCATTAAGTCTTTCTACAATAGCTAATGAAGATATTATTCAATTCAATAGAGGAGATACAATAGTCTCCGATAAGATAATGATCATTAATAATTTAAAGATTAATATAAAGTTTATTATTGAAGATACGCACTCTATACAGCAAGGCATATTCTACGTAAATGATTTTAGTTCAGATGATTATGGCAACTATTCACTTAGGGCCTTAGATGCTGCAAAGTTTTTGCAGGAAATACCTTGCCCAGAAATAATGATTATGGATTCATCATTTCAAGCAATTATGTGGAGAGTCTTAGATTCGGTAGGTTTTGTAGACTATGACTTTTCAAAATGTACCGCAGATATATTGACTTGTAAATTTTGGTGGGGAAGCCCAAGCATATCTGTGTGGCAGGCTATCCAGGGAATATGTAGAGAGAGTCAAACAGTTGCATATATTAATGAATCTGGAACTCTAGTATTTGTAGATAGAAATACATTCTATACCTCAGCATCTACTCCCACTTGGACATTCAGATCTGTAGCATCAGGAAATATTAAGCCAGATATCATATCTTTAAACTCGCAGTCAAGACCAACAACAAATGCTGTAAAGATTATGTATAACATACCAACAACTAGCTCTCAAGAAGCAGCATCACAGCCTCTCTGGACAGAACAAGCCCCATCCACCCTATTTGCTTCCCCATATAAAGGTATCGTAGATGAATATATTTTATACCCAGAGCGAGGTATATTCTCTGATATTATTCCAACTAGATTTAATTCTTATGTTCTCATAGGCGAAGAGATCATAGAGTATGATGGCATTACATTTCAATCTCCAGATGGACTTGTTGACATTAAAACTGCTGGCCAGTATTTAGAGCTAAGAGCAAAACATAATAATAATCTTAAGCCAGTCGGAAAGCTAAAGATCAAAACAAGAAATGCATTTGGAACAAGCACTACCACTGCAAACCCAGTTCAATCGGCATCAGTAATTTTAAGTGGATATTCTGGGAAAGAAATAAAGCTGGGAACAACAACTAATGTT